AGTTTTTGTAGAATTTTCAAAAACCCCTTCATGCCGCCGATGGGTTGCCCGTTTGTAGACAAACTAGGATCGACAATATATGCTCTAAAGTACATATTAAGAGCATCAATAATAAGTAATCGTTTCATTTCTTTGCCGGGTAATATTCAATTAATTCTCTTTCAATTTGGCGCTTCAGAAAGCTGTCAAGAACCTTGTGATATTGGTATCCCCATCCAATCACTTCCCACATCGCAGGAATGTCTCTTTCTTTTTCTTCGCTATAATAAGGAGATTGCTTTTTGTGTAATATTGCTTGTTCTGGAATTCCATTATCGTACTTGACAAGCAAGTCCCCTACTCTAAGCTTTATTCTTTTTTTACCCATAATATTTCTATAGCCTCACACATCCCAATTGTTGTTCATTAATAGAATAGAAAACACGCCTAACACCCACATGGCGTAGAAGCGCTTCACACATTTCACACGGCTTAGAAAGACGAAGTTCGCCCCCTTTGCCGATTCGCACAACATATAGATCTGCTCCGCGAGTTGTAGTTCGATCTAGCCCAAGAACACAGCCTAATTCAGCATGGTGTGTTGCATGTCCACAATCTCGTTTTCGAAATCGTTTGCCCAATCTTGCATGCGAATTTTTATTAATAGAGACATTAAGCACGGAACTGCCTTTTACAAGGACAGCGCCGTGCCTATAATCTGGAGCTTCTGAATTTTCCGCTATGCGTTTGCTAAGCTCTATGAATCGCTTTTGACGCCCTGCAATAGACATTCGCTTTCCTTACTATGATAATATAACATATTAACAGCAAGGTGTCAAGTAGTTTTTAGCGATATCTGCGAGCGGGTGGAGTAGGTCTGCCACGACCCTTTACATACCTAACGTGTGTATGGGGTTGTCGATTAATTATATATCGCGGTACTGTACGCAACTCCCAATATCCATGTACCCATCCCCCGCGAGGAGTTTGGTGTCCTTTAACCCATACCCATGCCTTAACTCTAACAGGTTGTTGCGCGTTGTGGTGCGGAGTATGATGTCGAACCGCAGGTGGATTCGGGCGAGCAGGTGCAGGCTCAGGGGGCGCGTGTGCGTGTACACTGCATCCCGTCAACCCAAAAAATAGTGTAAATAATGTAGTTCTAATCATTTCTTCTTCCTTTTGTTATTTGTGGGCTTGACAAAATCTGGATGCCAATATTTAACTTGGAACTTTTCGTATCCTTGCCCATACCTCTTTATTTTGACGATTAACTCGTCGTTCCATTCACTTAAAAGAGAAGTTTTTTTACTAGATGCATCTTCATACAGATCATATAAGCCTGCTCGTTTCCAAACTTTATTTTGTTTTTCTTCTGACATCAACTTTCTGTCTCCTCATAGAAATCGGAAGCATTGCCTTCTCGTTTATCAAACTTCATAATAACCTCTTCATCGATTAGTTCAACAATTCTGTCTTTAAACTTTTCATCTTCGATCATTTCTTTCCATTTAGAGGGTTGAAACTTTTGTTCAGTGCCATCGGCATACGTAAGAGTATACCATGCGCCAGCTTGCTTAAGCTGCTCTGAGCCCTTGATTGCGTCGAACCAAGATTCTTCATCTTGAATACCGATTTCATCACCCCATAAAATCTTAAAATTACATTGGCGACCTTGTGTGCCAAAACGTGATTTTTCAAGTTTTACTTTTACTTCGGATCCGATTCTGAATCCCTTGTCATCAGTTACAAAGCTTGCCTTTGCCTTGCGTCCGGTTAACCAGATTCGTAAAGAGTAGGCATAAATCATCGCCTTTCCACCAGGGGTTACATACGGAGTAGTCATAGCCTCGGAGGGCGAACGAGTAATATTCGTCTTCAACTGGTTAAGAACCAGGAAAGTGGATTGTGAATTAGCAATCGGAACTGTTAACTTGGACATTCCCTTGGCGAGGATTCTTGCTTTCATTGCCATGGATGATTGAGGATTAAAGTCACCTTCAACATCCGACACAGCAGGGGTTAATGCCAGTGAGTCCCAGATAAACAACATTCGATTATTATTGCTTGCCAAAAGATCCTCGATTGTCTCTAACACAAACTCAACAGATGCTGCTTGTACATAAAGTAGGCTATTCAAATCGCAGCCCGCTCTTGCAAGAAATGCCGGATCAATTGCAGATTCAGAATCAAAATAGATTACGTCAATATCCATCTTTTGAGCATTGGCTGCAACCTGTGCTGCCATATAACTCTTTCCGGTTGATTCAAGCCCAGCAATTTCTACGATCTTGCCCATAGGAATGCCTGATCGCTTTCCTCGACATATAATAGAGTCAAGCCAGCGAGAGCCGGTCGGAATCCAGTCCTTAACTTGCGTTGGGTTCTCTTCTGTTAAATTATGGGCTACATTGATACCCGCTTTTTTGTTGATTAAAGCACGCATATCCGATAAACTTAGTTTGCCTGCTTTGGTGCTTTTAGATCTCGCCATTCTCATTTAATCTCCATTGAGTAAAAAGGGTGAGGCACCTGATAACCCTGTGCCTCCCTGTGGACGTGGGATTACGCTCCCATGAGTTCGTTGAAAGCAGCATCAACAGAAGAAACTGTGTCAGTTGAAGGAGGGGTGGTTGTAGAATCAGCCTCCTCGCTGGTGCTTTCATCACCAATAAGATAGGCATCTAGGAGTGCCCCTACATCTTCTGGTGTTTTACGCTCAAAGAGCGTGTCGAAGTCGGGAATGCTTTCAAGCAATTCCGCGCAACGTTCGTCTCCACCCACTGCATCATCACATAACACAGAAGAGCGGCGACGGGGGGTAAGCTTCGTTTGAGGGAAGCTAGCGCCCTGTGGCTTACCATAATGAAGGACGAGATCTGTACCCGTTTCAGTATCGGTAATATCTCCATATTCAGGATTAAGAACAAGATTGAGCAACTGCTCATATACCATCTTGCCATATCCCCAAATACGGACACCCCTTTCTTCTTCACCCCGCACAAGAACGGGCGAGAAGAACCGCTGACGAGCCATAAGAGACTTTGCCATCTTGATGCTTTCTTCGGTGCCCTCGTTAAAAAGTTTCCGAACAAAATCATCCAACGGATCACCTTCACCGAAGTTCTTCTTCGGGCTTAGAAAACCAGGATTGTTGCCCACATTATAGTGGAACCAGAAATCCTTAAAAGGATCTCCATCAGAGGTGGGGACAATGCGAATACATTGTTCGCCGTCTTGTGGACGCCAGAACGTGTCACGATTGCCTCCTCTGCTATCTAATGCAGCCTTGCGCTGCTTCATTTTATCAATATTAATTGCCATTTTTTATTTCTCCTTATTTGTGGCTTTTGCCTATAGTTAAGACGACAAATGTTTCGCCTTACTAAGATATAATATAACATAATCCCGTGGTGCTGTCAAGAGATTAATTAAAATTAATTAAAAAAACTGTGATCGACCGGAATAGTAAGAATAAAGCCGCCTGCTTGTTCGCACTGGCAAGCGCCCTCATATTCAAATCCCGAGAAGTCCGCACCCAAGACGGAGCATGCAACTTCACAGTGACCAACTATTCTTCCAAATTCAAAACCTTCCTTATATGTAGCGGCAGCTAGCAAGCTTCCACCGGCTGCGAGGATAAGCATGACGAGCGCCCTTTTCCAATATTTTTGTATCAGATTTCGTAGCTTGCTCAACATAATACTTTATAACCTTTACTTTTTAATTGCTTGTGTGCGAAGTGTTTGCCACAATATATCCATAGTTCTTTTCGTAAGAAGTGGAATAAATTTGAAAACTTGTTTTAATATCTTTTTGATTTTGTTGAATATTATCAGTTAAACGTCGAAAGAGTGCGCCATCTTGTTCCAACTCTTTCTCGTTAATAGCATAATAATAACTCTTTTCAGATACATTGTCAAGAGAAAAAAACAATTTTTCTTCACCGTTCTGGAGATCTGTTAATCCAAAAGTGCTTATACTCCGACCTACCTTGCTCTCAAAAGGAGTTTTGTATATAGGTTCATTGTGTTTATAGACATTAATCATATGGACAGTAGATACGAGTAGGTCATTGATATGATCAAAATATGTCATAATTGGAACATCACCTAAAATCTTTTCTATTTCTGTGTTGTCAACAATGTAAAGCCGCTTAAAAAGACCAGATCTGGTATATTCCTGTAAGACGTTTCTAACTAATTGTTCTTGTAATAAGTTAGTTTCTGCCAAAAATTGTAATTCTGGCTTTATGTATAAAATATTAATATTCTTTGAAGACAAGTGTTTAAGTATCTGTAGTGCTGCGCCTGAAACGAATCCCGAGCCACAAACAATAAAAAGAATATCGTTAGTGGTGTTGTTAAAAAACGTTTTGAGAGAAGGGGCTTGATTCTCGTATTCTTCGGGGTGAGTATATCGTTTTAATAGATAGCTTCCTTCGTCTTCGTGATCGACATCTTCGCTATCAATCTTAAAGATTTTATACTGGGGATGTTGAGCAAATTTATCTGCTATAGCGCAGCCTGCTCTTCCAAGACCGATTATTGTGTCCATTCTATCCTTCTCATCGCGCCATATGATTTTCCTGCACCCACATTGACCCTAAATCTACCAAAAGGAGTTTGAGAGAAAATGTTAATCAAGTCTTCAACCACTGTGCGCTCGCTATCGTCACAATCTATAATAATACTATCATGAAGTGTGAAAGAAATAAAGGACTTTTTCTCCTTTAGTTTGTCTGCAATCTTAAACGCCCTAGACAGTACCAAATCGCTTGTGGTGCTCTGTATTAAATAGTTTAATGCATGGTGTTTGTCCGCTTCAATTTTTCTATTATAAGGTGTCGTTACTTGTTGTCCGTTAAAATATTTTTGCAATATACCATCTCGATCATAATGCCGATTTGATAAATAATCTTTAGCCTTTGGGTTATATAGCCAAGCAAAAATTCGTTTTTTTGCCTCTTCGCGTGTTCCCATACCGCGATAGATATTATCAATATTCCACTGATGGATATCGTCTTGTGGTTGTTCTTTCTCGCTTAGTCCAAGAAGAACACGAAGTTCTGCTGCATTGTAGTCTAATTCAACAAAATAATCATTCACGGGTTTTAATATATTTCTATAATCGGCATTTAAAGTTAATATTGGGAAGCTTCGTTTATACGTTGTCATCCTTCCAGTCTTCGTACCATAAATATTATATGAAATATATGGTTTAATATGCTTACTCTTCTTTAGAAAGTTTCGAGTCTTCAGTTGGTGGCTCTCCCTGGCAATTTCTGCATAGTTAATATTCAGTTTTTGCTGCCGAATGTTATATGTAAGTTCTGATAGGTTTCTCATGAAAGCATAGTTCCCTGGCATGTCGTATTTTTTGATAACATGCTCAGTAATTTTGTTCTTAACCTCACAATATTCAAGCAGAAATCGTTGGGGAACGAGATCATAAAAGCAGTGCCTATCGAGAGAGATTTTTGCCGTTGAAAATGACTTGTAAAACGCTCTTAGGCGGGCGTTAATAGCCTCCCAACGATGTCTTAGAAAATCAGGGCAGACCTCATTCAATGAATTACCTCCAACGAATAGAGAGGCAATGAGGGCACGATTGTGGGCTAAAATAGGGCTATAATTCCAAGTTGCACTTACAGCATTGAAGTTAAATTCATCACAATCGTAAATAAGTTTGCCGTCGTGATATATCCCAATACAATGTTTTTTATCGTCTAGTGTTTGAATAAACAACATTCACCTATTAATAGTTATTTTTGCAAAGATAAAAGTTCGATTGGGTATCTATGGAAATTTATCTTATCTTTAATATAACCTTTTGCGGCGTCGATGTCAATGTTTTTATATAAATCTTTTGCATTTTTTATTGTCTTGCGGACATCGACATCTTTCATAGGGCTTGATAATTCATAGTTTAGCATTTCAATATATAAAGGGATCCAATAGATATCAGCATAGGTGGTACTCAAATCTTCTACAGCTATCTGTCGTCTTTCTTGCAATTGCGTTTTTGTAAGGCGACATTTGGTGATATTTGGATTATTTCCGTTACCTCCTCGATTAAGTGATTGGGCTCTTGGAACATTGGGTGTCCCTCTCTGTCCCGGCGTCCTCTTTATCGAGTTAACCGATGGCATTCCATTGTTCTTGTAATCATTGGTAGAATTAAAAACATATTGATATGTGGCACCAGTGCTCTGATTTGTTATAATTGTTTTTGTAGGATGAAGCACAACATAGTTGTTATACATTTGAACAAGATACGTTCTTATAATATCATAGTCAAACTCAGAGGCTTTATAAAAATAAGTTTCAAAAACGTCATCAATTGACATTAATCCATAATTTGCCATATATGCCTGCATTTGTGGAGAACCGAGATCTGCAATAATCCTATTTGGATTTTCTTTATTTACCATAAACCCAAATTTTTTAAGGGCATGCATATAAAATTCAAAATTAGGATTGTCAAAAAAAGTAAAACTATTGATAGAATCAGAATCAGCCTGTTCTGTTTGGATGTTTGGAATAATATCTATTGCTAATCCTGATATGTGTGCTGAACATTTTTGTGATAAAATAAAATAAGATCTGCTTAGCCCAACGTGCTTACCATTTGTTTTATAAAAATGTTTTGTGGACTTAATGAACTCATCAAAATTCATGGGACGGCTGTGTTCCATCCCTCGGGATGCTATTGGCTGTTCCAAATATACATCGACCATATTTGTGAACAAACTTTTAATATGAGGACCATATAAGCTGTGCATACTTTTCCACCCACTAACTGGCTTAATTTTATCTAGGCTGTTCTCACCAGAATCCTTGAGTAAGTTCATTTTATATGCTTTATTAAAATAATCTTGAAGATCGCCAAAAGCATCTGCTACAAAGTTTAAGGCATATACTCGTTTATTGGTTTCGCTTTGATGTGTTCGAAGAGGTTTTAAATATTTTTCAGAAGGATATATGGCATTTCCATGTGTATCAACTCGACCATAATATAACGAAACAGTATGATCGTAAAAATTAGTATATTGTTGAGAAGGTACAATTTCAGAAAGATAGAGTTTCCTCAAAGCAAATGTGCTTGCTGTGCCTGTACGTCTTGCCAATAATCGTGTATTTTTAGCCATAGCTTTATATTATCGAGACTCCGACTTCGCGTCGAGTCTCTGGGCACTCTAGATCGTTCTCCCCCAAATTCCTCCCGAACCAGGCCGGGTCATCGCCGCATGGATCGTTTTCGTTTGCGAATGCAAGCCATTTTGCTTGGAAAGTAGTGCGCCACTTTCCACTGGCCCCGGAAGAGAAGTCCATCACATGAGTTATCCGAGTTATTACATAGTACCCACCTAATCCAAGTAGTCTTGCATATGGGGTGTCATCTGGCGTGCCATCGGGTTTCTTGGGGCTGGCGAATTTGTCGTTAGGTAGTGGGTCTTCCGGTCCACCCCCATGGGCTTTTGAGTTCTTTCCGCGAGAAAGCGTCTTTGGATTAATATAAAAAACGCCTCCGGGCTTATACATTGTATTGCCTATAACTATTAAGTTGCAATTGTATTTTTCTCTAATTATCCCCAGAGGTCCAGCATCAATATTCGCCTCTCTAATATACGGCAAATCTTCTTTTACAAACTGCACTGATTCTACAACAGCGGTGGTGTCGCCAACCGGGTTGATGTGTACCCTGTTATATTCCAAATCTTCGATGGCATCACCCGTCCCTACAAATGCTCCCGTGTCTCTCATTGATATCGCGGTAATTGGAGTATTTGGTCCAGCCTCTTGCGCTCTCTGCTGCTCGACGAGAGGGAGTTTGAAGACATCTTGAATTTCGTCTCCGGTAACATATCTTCCAATCAACGGAGACGGCGTACCGGCTGCGTCGGCGTCTTGAAGTGCGATCTCGTATTGAGCTTTCCCCATAATATTTTCGCCCGGAACGCTATAATTATTTAACAGAAGTTGTGGCGTTTTTTCTCCGTCAGCTATCCACGAACACCCGCTTCCTATAGCGCGTGGCAACAAATCAGTTATAAGCTTAATTAAAAATTCCCTAAAATATAGGGTTGTCTGCCCTGCTCTGGATATTGCCACATTCATCCACCATTGCCGAAAAAAGTCCCAACTAATCGGGAGGTCTGCGATGTTTATGGTTCGATGCCCTCGGGGACCAGCCAGTACGCCGCCGATATTTGGTTTTGGCATTGTTATATCTCCAGTGATAAATTCTCCTAATATTTTTTTAACAAGCTTTTCCCTCTCGGTAAATCCAGCGCCGGGATCGTCGTCTTGAACGGTGACGATACCAGCGAAAAAAGTTGGGCAATTTGTAGAATCTATGTTTTCCCAATTATATCTTCCAGCGGTTGGTGGATCTCCCCCGCCTGCGGCAACCTCTGCACGATTCTCTATACGGTCTTGGACCCCTTGGTGCCGGTCAATGTAAAGATTTTCTGCTACAATCTCCAGAGCAGCTTCAACAATATCCCCGAAAAATATAAATTTAATTAGTTTTTTCGACCCCAACGATGCCAATCCGGTTTCTCCCGTGGTGTTTTGTAAGGTTTGGAGTAGTGCAGATTCAGGTCCGACAGGAATGTCCACGAGGTCGGACAGATCGTTCCCGTAGAGTTCCAACAACTCTCTTTCTGCTCTTTCGTCTGTGCGTTCGTAGACGGGTCGCCCTGGTCCGGTGCGATCTGAGCCCGGTGTGGTTTCCAGCAAGCCACTGGGGTGTAAGGAAGCATAATTGTTTATAACAATCATGTTGTCCGATGGGTTTGCTGCCTGTGTAAATGGTAATGTGCTCATAAGAGCCTCTTGCCTGATTAATGTCCAATAAACGCGGGACACATTTCGTCCACCGCGTGCCTGTCTGCTAGTCACACCGGCTTGCTGTCCATAAGCTGCACCCAACAATAATTGATTTAAAAGTCGTTTCTTTGCACGAACATTGGCATTGGCTATTTGTTGCTGAAGCTCTTTTGTTTTTATTTCTAATTCCGCACGGCAGGATTCACGTCGTTTGTTCTTGTCCTGCTGGGCTTGTGTCAGCCCAGAAACGAGTCCCGGATGGCCTGACGTTGGAGCGGGCTGGATTGGCTGGATTGCGCCGAGTTGTTGGTCTAATTTAGCAAGCTCCTCTTGTTTGATCTTTGCATATTTTCTAAGCCCATAATCGTGAAAAAGATCTGCTTGAGTATTTCTTTGCGATACCTCAATGGAGGCAATATAACTGATTTCCAGTTCTACCGTACCAACGTCCTCTCCTGCCCCCGTATATTTAAGTTCATGTCTCATTAAGTTTAAATCATAATATTTTGTTTGGGATTTTACCATTTTCTCAAAGTCATTTAGGTGCCACTCAACTAGTTCCTCACCCGACAGACCCCCTACGGAGACGAGTCGTGGGGGAATGGTACCATCTGCCCTGGGTGAAGGGTGCAATGCTGCTGTCAGGGCTTCTCTTACTTGCACTGCGGTGCCTCCGATCTCTTCTCCCTCGGGGGGATCCTCCCACTTATATCCAACCATGAGTTGAATTCTGGATGGTTTGTATATGTCAACGCAGCGATCTCCCTCGCCCGTGCTAACTTGTATTAAATCAATCCATCGGAGTCCGGTGCCGGTTACCGGGTCGAAAACCTTCTTGACGATTTCGGGTATGGGCAGGGTTACCGAGTTCTCCCGTTGACCGTGGCGTTGGCCGGGCACCCAGGGGGTAAAAAAATTGGATAAATCTCTTGTGTTGAGCGTAACCTTAAAAGCGATATTGCTGTCAATTTCAGCAGGATTACCACCTAATTGTTGCCATTCAATTTTGGTGAAATTAATTCTGGAGTCCCTCTTGTGATCTGGATCCTTCTGTTGCTGCTGATAGGGGAATTCCTCTGGGCGCATTCTAACTCCATGCCAAGCTGGAACTCCCTCGGAGTCGGTGTACGGATACATTTTATAAAATGCAAAGTCAGGTTGCAACAGACCTTTCAAGTTAGTAATCATAGTAAGAGCCCCTTGTTCTTCTTCTATAGAAAACATGTCCGCAAGATCGGTTATGCTGCTATAGCCAGAGTCTATTGTACTATTTACTCCGTAGGCAGGTGGATCCGGCGTTGCGGTGGGGGGGGTGCCCTTGAGAGATTTTTCCGTACCTTTTACCCTCTTAACGGCAATCAAAGGGGGTCCGACACGCAGCGCTTCTCCCTCCTGCTGATCACGTTTTGCGCCTCTAATAATATGTAAACAATTGGCGGCGAGAAAACATTGTGCTAACTGTTCTTCTGTTGCTTGTTCTGACATATAAATATACTACAATATTAAGAAGATCGCAATACTTGCGATATCGGCAGAGGAACTAAAACTTGATCTCCGAGTTTAAGATGTCCTTCAGTGGGTTTGTTATTAAACTTAGCGATTACCCACCATAAACTAGCATCATTATAGTAGGTCACTGCTAATTTATAATATTTATCGCCAGTTGTCCAAATATGGCGAACAGAGCGAATAGAAGTAGGGTCAATATTTGGAGTGAATTTCGGAGTTGTAAGCTGCCTTATAAAACCTATCTTTTTACGAAAAAATATATCACTATATTGTTCAGAAGCATTCACAAAAGTAGTTCTTCCCGGTAAGCGAGGTTTATATGGCATAGTTTAAATATCCTTGTCTTTAATAATTAGGCATCATTGTTATTATTACAAAAATTATATTATAACTATCGCCCAGTCCAGTGTCGGAAGGAGCGGGTTCTTTCCTCTACATTGTCAGGTTCGTCTGGATCGGGCTCTGAGCGCAGTGGGGCAACGCTGGTTTGTTTACAATATTTAGCTGCGCTGATTGGTCCAGTTCCATGAGGCCAGTCTCTATTATTGTTTAAACTCCAACCTTTAGACACAGTAGAGCCTCCTCGGGATGTGCCCCCAAAGCCAAGGGGACTTGCGGGTTCGTCTGTTACGGAGCTTCCTAATATCGCATGCATTTCAATTTGTACGTTGATGGATCTTGGATATACTTTTCCCTTCTCGCCATGGACAACGTATCCTTGTTCAGTGATATATGCATCGTGACCTTCGTGGTCGCGGTTCCACCGATCATCTTGAGCCGATCCCCGGGGGTCACGTGAGGATATTGGCCAATTATCAACTGCTGTGCCATCGTATGTAAAAAAGCCCGCTTCAAAATCCACTTCAAAATTAAATTTAGTTAAATATACATCTGTATCCTGTATTAAATTCCCAAAATTTACAGACAGCACATCTGGATTAACCCCAAATAGGTTTGATATCTCTACTTGTCCTGCTCCGGTTCCTACGACCCTGGTGCCCTCTTCAAGATAATTAAGATACGTTTTTTTTATTAACTTCGCACAATAAGCCAAATTATGTTTTGATTCAGCAACATTCCGCGCACCTAGTGTAAAAGACATATTTATTTTTCTTTCTGTGCCCCCATATGACCAATTAGGGTTAAGTGCGCCCGGATCCCTTTTAAGATCCCATTTTGCTGCATAGGTTTCAGAATAGTCTTTAAGAAAGATATACTTTGCCACAGCGATAGGATCGCCGAACCTATCGCTACCTGTTGTTATTATTAACGGAGCATAAGAACGATCCCCTATTGACTTGATGGGGCTATATTGATATGTCATTTTGGATTCCTAGGGTGCGGCGTCTGTCCAGACCCTCCATAATTAGGATAGCTGTCTGGGAGATTCTGTGCTGCCGAAGCGATTGCACGAATTAATACTTCAGCCTCTATAGAAAATTTAATTATTGTCGGATACATTTCTGGGCTGCTTGAAGTGCGTTTGCTCGTAATAAGTCCATTTTCTAAATCTGGTTTGTATACTAAAGTTGTTATAAACGCATCTACCCCTTCGCCATAAATATCTTGTATGAAATTCATTCCTTTAATATTTATTCTCGAACCGTTGATCGAGGGGGTATTTCTGGCATCGAGTGCTGAATACATCATACATATTAAAAGATTTATACTTTGAGCATTGTATCTTGCTTCTTCTATTGAGGCACTGGCCACAGCAAAGGTAAATGAAATTTTTCTTGTGCTATTTTGTGTCATATCAACGGTTGGTTCGGCAGATCCCCATCCATATTTTTTGCTTAAAGCTGCATCATGAGAATCCGTAAAACTAAGGATAGCTGCGGGGAATTTTACAACATGCCCAGTGCCTATATGTGTAAATGATAGAATAGCGCCGAGTTTTTCTGCCATGGCAGGATTACCAATGCCATTCAGAGAATCAGTATAAATTTCCCTTATTTCTGGTCCTTCTGGGGGTGGAGCATGGCGGCCCCCATCCTGACCACCCTGTTTGTGGTATACCACCGCTCCGGGTCCACCACCTGGGGGTGAGCGAGTATCTGCCATTTTAGCTTGCCCCGCTTCTTACTACATTAATGGGAGGCGCTCCGTTATAATCGTCAACAACGCGCCGAGCGGTTTTGTCGTCCAGAACCACTTGTCTTTTAGCCGTGGCGATGGCGACAGCATTAGCACCATTTGCATAAGTTGCGTTCAAGCTGGTAAATCCAGCTTTAAGCTCTGCAAGCAATGGAGCGAAAGCATCTTGTGCTGTGCCGTTTTTTCTTGCAGGCGGGATCATTGTTTCACCGGGAGATACTGTAGCCATTAGTGGCGAACTTGGTGAGACACCTTGAGGGGCTACTGCCATGCCGCCATCGTGGAACTGTGAGTATATTCCTCCTGCCAACCCTCCGCCAGCAGCGAGTGCACCAGCCACTCCAAGAGACAGTCCACCCGTAAGAGGTGCCAATAACAACCCCAACCCTAGCGCTGTAGCTGCACCTGATGCACCCATTCCCAGCGTCTCGCCTATCGACGAATCTTTGGGTCTGTTAAACTTCGACAGTCCATACATCCCTGCCCCGGCAAGCAGCCCGCCACCCATTGCCATCCCTGCTGTACCAGCAAGAGCGGCACGGCCGGGAGTCAGTCGGCCGGGTCCGCGAACTGCACCGGGGCTCAGTGATCCGGCTCTGAGCATGTTGCTCATGCTGGATGTCATCTTCGAGAACGTCCCCCGAAGACCACTTAAAAATGTCGTGTTGTTCTTCTTAAGCCCATCTAGCAAGACTTTTTGCCTGTCACCAAGATCGATACCAAGTTCCTCTAGAGGGCTCTGAATCTTTTCTTCAAGATCATTAAGCCATGGTTTTCCTTCGGCAGTCCATAAACCCTTCCACTGCTCCATAGTCTCGTTTGCCATTACCACGCGCAATGCCTCTGAAGCAGAGCCTGGGCCACATGCTTGCCCGCACTTTTCGGCTTTCTTCTCCGTAAGGAGTTCTTTTGCCATCCCCTTTACGCCGCCTGCCTTCCCCGCTGCTGCAAGTTGTTTAGCTGCGGATTTGAGATCGGCTGCCTTGCCCCAAGCCTTTTTTACCCCAAGCCCGATAAATCCAGCAGCAGCGGCGGCTTTGAGAAGGTGTCCGAAGAACGGTGTGGCTAAGGTTTTGTTGAGTAGCCTAAGCATGTCTTTAAGCGGTTCGATTGCCCACTGAAGGGAGGCACCCATCTCTGCAACTAAAATCTTCATATCTGCCATGAGATCCCTGCCGTTGGCCATTAGCTTTTCATATTCCCCTGCTTCCATATTGTTTCTTTGCAACGCCTGTTCAAGTTCGCTTGCTTCTTTTTTCTGGAGTACCATGCGCTGTGTTTGTTCAACAGTTAGTCCCATGGCATTTGCAATTGCCTTTCGCTGGTAATAGTCCATGTTTTCCCAGCCCCCTGTGGCTTCATTAATAGCATCGGCAAACAAATTCATTCTTTCAGCAGGATCTGTCGTTTCAAGAATAGACATCGTATCAATAAATTGTCCTCGGAGGACAGCATTGAGATTTCCAGCAGCCTTGGCAGCGGCATCAAATGTATCAAACTTCTCTGCCATGCCGACAATTGCCTCCATCCCCATGCCTGTTCTTCTTGAGGCTTCATAGAGGTTGTCAAGGACTTGTGCAGTGGCGGCTCCGTGTACGGCAATTTGTGGCAATACTGCTGCTGTCTCTTTCATGACCTTGTTTAGATCATCGCCAAAAGCACTAGCGGTTGCCATAATAGAGTCAGAGAGAGCTTGAGCCTGCCCATGAGTTATTCCCATAACCCTTGTGCCTGTTTCTAAAATTTTAACTGCATCTGATGTGGCGACACCAAATTTTGCCATTTGAGCAACGTTCTCGGCTAGTGCCACTTGTGTGTCTTGATTGACAAACAGAAAGTCGGTAAACTCTCCATGAAGCGCTGCGAGAGCAGCACCAGATTCGTCTGCTGTTACTCCAAATTCTCGATTTTGTTTTTCTATGCGCCTGATGGCTTCGGTATATGTGTTACCTGTACCGGTTGCGGCAGCAAAGGCTGATGTTGCCGAATCCACCTGTTTTGTAAGCATAGCGGTGCTTTCAAACATCTTTCTGGTAATAGAAATGCCAATGTTGAATGCATCCAAAGTCTCTAACGTGGACTTCGCTACTTGGTCCATTGCCGTATTAAGATCGCCGGAAGTCTTGATCGCGTTACCAAACGATTCTATAAATGTTGCGTTTGTGGCTTTGCGAACTCCTGTCAGCCTTGTAATAAATAATTCGGTCTGATAGTCAAGCCCTTGGAGCGCGACTTTGGCATCGCCTGAGCCCCTTGTGATTATCTCATATTGTTTTGCTAGACCATCAAGGTGTGCTGTTAAAGTCTCTGTGTTGCTGGATGCGGCGGCGAGGTGGGTATCAAAGTCCTCCAGGTAGGCGACAAAGGCTTCCATTTCTGGAACGTCTTTTATTTGCTCAAGGAGTTTTACGGCTTGATGAGCTAACTCTGGGACACCCTTGCCCTTTGGATCTTTTGGGTCGGCCATATTTTAATCGCCTCCTACTTAAATGGCCAAACGATTCCGGTTTCGCTTTCGAAACTTCGTATAGCTCTGTCTAGTGCAACTTTATTATTAGTTACTTGGGGATTATTTAATCCATGTTTACTTATTGCCTCAAGGTACCTTTTTTCTGAGCCGAGCGCTCTTGAAAAAGAATTAACTTGGCTTCTACTGCCAACCACTTCTACTGGCATGGAAGTTCCGCCAAACATTGCGCCCATTATTCCTTTTATATTGGCACCAAACATTGAAAGCCAACTTTCGTTAATAGAGTCGCCAATTGTTAAGTCAATCTTAATTGGAATTAAATCATTTGTATCATTCATAGGGATCCTTCCTTACACTACTGTCTTTTTTAATTAGTTCCATAAAAAAAGAAAATTGGGCGTTAACCCAATTTTCTCTATTTGTGTTACATTAGCGACGATTTTTCGCTTTATTCGCTTGTTTTTTATGTGCTTCGTTTTGATCCTCAAAGTGTTGTGAGAGTCTATTAACGAACCATCTTCTTAAGCCAATGGGGAGATTGTATGCTTCAATAAAACTCCATCCACCATGAAATTTTAAATAGAAGAACTGCTCATATACGTTCTCCATATATTTATCACTTAGGCCAAAAAAAGTCCGCTGTAAGCGGAACCTCCATTTCCGACTCATATCCACAGTGTACACAGGAAAAAAGCTGTGACATGTCTACATTGGGAGTCGAGCCCTGGACGCATGCGCGTAAAAATCGTGAATCTAATGCTGGCATATTATCGATAAATGTACCGATTTCGGATCCAGACGTAACGCCACTAACAGATACAACAACCCGCTTAAGAAGATCGGTGGAAACGGAATCGGGTAAATTAAGTTTTGCTTTTCTAGATGCCGCCTCGGTAAGATACTTTTCATCATGCCCGTTTAATAGTCGATATACAACTTCGTATTGTGTTTTTGGCAATGTGACCGTGAATAAGCCGTCTGCGGTCGCCTTAATTTCTTCAACCTCGCCAGAAAGGGCTTTGCCCAAATGTGCCTCAAAATCTGTAAGATTAAAGTCGCAAGTAGAAGCGGTACTACAATTTGGACAAGTTATGCTTGTTTCGTAGCTCTCGCCATAACCAGAAATTCTCGCGGCGAGAATGACCGCGTTTTTATCTCCAAGTAGAAGATCGTCAATTTTTATCTGATTGTCAACAACGAGATTTTGTAGCATTCTATCAATTGCTAAGCCCTTTCTTAAGAGCGCTTTTGATGTGAGAATATCTTCATCTCTTGCAGTCATGTACCTAATTTCTATAGTTTCTTGATTATGGAGGGGGTGATCGGAGGGATATAGTTTTCCCTCTGATGGAAGTTCTACAAATTCTGTGGGGGACACATAGGAAAGAGTAGCTGGTGCCGATGATGCGGCGGCTTGCACAGCAGCGGTGGCATCTTCAGCGGCATCAGGTTGGGGAGGAAGCCCCGTCCGCTCAGGGTTATTTCGTGACATTTACACCTCTATGTTTGTTATGTCTTTATACATTATAATACATATAACGTGTTTTTAAAGTACTTTAATAAATTTATTTTACTTTGACAGGGTTTAACGTGCTTTCCCTACGACGGCACTGGACTCGCTGGGCTCATTCCAGTATACCTCGCCCAATCAAAACGAAGCGTGACCGAAATTTCTACCATTTCATCTGAATCATATGAATGAGCGCCAAAATTTACTTCTGTGATAAATGGATTTATAAGCTCCCATTCCCCTTGAATACCGGAGAGCATGGCCTTGCTTTCTTTGTCGGGGTCGAGAGATCCAATTTCTCTAATTTTGACAGCGGAAAGCGCATTGGTGGCAGATGCCTTTGTAATAGTCGTCGCAGTAACAGTCTCCAGGGTGCCTCCGGTCGGATCTGTAATGCCTATGTCGAAGAGATAGCCATAAAGCTTGTCTGCTGCACCAGGAGTAATGGCGTCAACCAAAGTCAATGTAACAGTGTTCCATGTTATCCTACCTGGATAATAAAACGTGTGATTGAAGAACTGGTGTGATTGTTCTCCAATGGTGTAGCTTGGACGATCTATTCCTTTAGCAGAAAAATTAAGTTGCATATCGCCTAAGTCGAAGTCAACCAAAAATCTAAATTGTCTTTTCGGCTCAAAAGACCTATCTCCCCAAAAACTTCCCATTTATCTGTTTCTCCTGTTCATGTAATATATAGTTTCTTTAGTATTAATCATCGAAAGAAGCTCCTGTATTTGTTATAACAAAGTCGAGTGCGATAAATTCAATTGCGCGAGCGGGCTTTAAGAAGATCTTGGCATACAAAACGTTTCTGTCAATTAGTTCAGGAGTTGTTGTGCTGCTATCAAGGACAACCTTGAAATCTGTAAGTCCCAATCTTGACTGGACGCTTCGCAGGAAAGGATTAGCTTTGTTTAGGAATCTATCCCAAGTTGCTTGCACATTTTGGTCAAACAAAATCGTAGCTGCCATTCTTGAAATTTCTTTCTTAACATAAATCATTAAGCGGCGTACATTAATTCTATCAAGTGCCGAAGGGGTTATCTGCAATGTCTTTTGACCAAAGATTACAATACCCTCTGCCGGGAATGTGGCAATTGGATTAATATTCGCCTCGTAAAGATCGTCACGATCCTTAGAAGTTAATCTTTGTCGAGTTTGAAGCACTGGCAGTCCTGCGGATCCTTCGGTTAAGCCACCGCGAGTAAAGCCTGCGGGTGCAAACCAAAGTTCGCTGTTCTTTTGTGCGCTTGAGAACGTTCCCAAGGCGACAATAGAGGGGGGAGCCCAAAGAAGACTGTTGCTATAGTTATCAAGAATCTGAACCCATGGATAGTATACACATCCATAACTTGAATTAATTTTTCTATTCTTTAGATTCGTGACCGCAGTTGAGACGCTTCCGATTCGGGAACTAATAGATTGTGTATTTTCTGTGTCTGCCTTATATCCTGAATCAATATCGACAACAGCAAGTGCGTCTCCGCGATTTTCACAAACCTTAATTGCGTGTGCGGTTAGAGGCTCGTACCAAATGCCAGGAAGTGCCATTAAGTTATATTCTGCAACCTCTGGATCTGCAACCGTATCTATCGCTCTTCTAACTGAGTAATAGGCATAATTGCTGGTATCTGTGGCATCCGTCATTCCAGAGTTCCTGAATGGCTCTTTCTCTGTAATATCGAGCCCATCGTATCCTCCGACAACCGGCACCGTAAAACGGTTATAACCATCATCAAGAACCTGCTGATATGTTCCGCTCACTGCTGTGATGGAATGCCCACTTAGCCGGGAGCCTGAAGCCCATACAGCCACGCCTCCATCTTGACCTGGACCCACTGAAGAGCTTAGATCATCGAGGCTAAAGAGATAGGAGTATTCATTGCCATCAGCCTTGGTAAACGTAGATACCGAATAAGGTAGCGGTCTTACTATATCCATATAGCTTTGCTCGAATTCATTATTAGATGCCTGTGTGGTATCAATGCCGAAATAGGCGCTCTTTGGATTAGAAATACCGCCATCAGATGCGCTCGCCCTCAGAGGAATTGTTGGGTATTTGGTCAAGCAACTGAATGGGTTCTGGACGCCGCATGATATGAAGTTTGAACCAGAATGTGGGTTGGTGATATTCTTGCCACCTCTGACCCAACTATTGCCAGAACCTGTCACAACCGCTGCGTCGTCAGGACCGAGATTTGTGTTTTTGGCGCGTGAGGCACTAACAAAGGACCAGTCTGAAAACTTAAGAGGACCATATGAACCAAACGGCAATAACGCAGCATCGGTAACAGCGGTTTCAACATCTTCATTCATTTCTACACGAACATATATTGATGCATTGGGATAGTCGCCAAAAGTGCGATGTCTTCTTTCAACATCGTCCCATGTAATATATTGATTGCCAATAACTCTAGCAATATATTTAGAAGAGTTGGGGTTTAAGTTAACAGAGCTAAATCTTTCGAGAATAACAGGGGCATTATCGCTATCTGTTGCGTCTCTAATCTCTACACTAAAGGAGCCATAAGGATCATAATCATTAGAAGTAGACTTAATATCTACAATGGAAACTTTGAGGAGCTTACTTTCGCGCTCTCCTGTGTCTATGGTATGAAATTTAAATAGAGCCTTTATACGATTTGTATCTGTTATATCGTAGCTTGTGTAGCTTGACTGAAGATCCTGTGAAATAATCCAAGGGGTCTGTCCCGCCTGGAAGCCGTATTTAAAGTTAGATGAGCCAAGAGTACCACTATCGAGCCCCAGGACCGCTGCAAAAGCCTCGCCAGCAGATGTGCTAGTAACATACGTGGTGAGATGTCGTTCATATGTTTGTCCAAGCCAATAGGTTTTTTGTTGATCCGATCTTGTAATTGTTGTATTGGTTAAAGTCGGATTCGTGTTGAAAACCTTTCGAATATACTTTGCAGAGGAGGGGCTAAAATTAAAATTAGTTTCATGTACAACAGAGCCACCGGAATTTCTAATAACCGCTCTCCACTCATTTGCAGTGGCACCAGCCGAGTTGGGCTCAATAGACAAGCCATTGTTGCCTCCACCCGAATCAAGAGATCTTATCAGAACCGCACTTCCTGTTCCTTGTCGTTGATCGTCCTCCTGCCTGGACATCGAGCCGGATTGGGTGTTCCCGCTTCCCGAAGCATTGTTGCGAAATGTGCCAGAAAGTTCGATACAGCCTTCGTTTAGATACCAGACTGCTGCTAGAGCGCCTGTAACGCCTGCCGACCTTAATTCAGTAAATGAAGCCGATGTTGGCGCAGAAGCGGAAGGAAAAACAAACAGTCCATATGCACCACCATTGGCAGAAATTCCTTTAGTGTTTAGAGTGGCATCAGTTTCCCAGCCAGCGCGACCAGCGCCACCGCCTTGTCCTGCGGATACTCTTGAATCTTGTGCCCCCAAGAGGCGTACCATTGTTAGAGCATTGCTGTTTCTCAAATAAGCTTGTGCTGCAAACCCAGCGTAAGTGGGAGCAGTATAGTTACCCTCTCGCCAAACATCGCCACCTTCGCCGCCAGCCAAGGGGTTTCCAAAAATCTCAACATATTCAGAAAATGACCCAACTTTGACGGGACGCATTGCTGGACCTTTTTCTGTTCGTCCGATGAGGACTGGCCCCATGTCCGCAGCAACCCGAGGTAATTGAGAATTGTCGATCTCATTTATAAAAATACCGGGTGAAATAAATTTGAAAGATTTAACTGGCATTACGAAGTGTCTCCTTACAGCGCTTCAACATAAATTATTAAGAATAGTATATATTCGTATTATCGTAAGTAAATAGTTAAATAAATGGTGAAAGACCCAAATAACTCAAAAACTAATCTTTGTAAAATGGAACATTTCCACTAATATGTACATTCTCTGGGATGTCACCAAAAATTACAGATTCCCTGCCCATCTTAACTTCGACGGCATTTTCTCTTCTAACAATTTTGGGACGTTCATCGTTTTTGTCGCCCCCTATTATATACCCAATTACGTTAAATGTAATTTCTGTTTGGTATCCCCTTGCATCCTCCATTAGTGAGGCGGCATTGTTCGTTAAGGTATAATCAGGTTCAACAAAAACCTCAAACGTATGACCATCCTGACTAATATTAAAATAGTTTATTCCACCGGGTCTAGTTATAAATGATGTGATAATCTCATTTACTTGTTGTTGGTATTCTGTTTGAAGTAGCAGCTTATAATTTATTTCCAAGTAAATGGGAACTGGCATCGTGATAGTTTCATAGACTATCTTTGTATTCGGTTTAGGAAAATTACTTTGCTGTGTTGATACTGGCTCAGATCGGCTCAGCAATATTCTCTTGGCATCGGCATTCGCAAAATTAGCAGTTTTATCTTGCTTAATCACTCTTGCGACAGTCATACGACCACCCTTGTTATCCGATCTGTTTGGTGGCAAAGATGCATAAAATGCCCCTCTTTTAGTTACATCTTTAGCAATAGAAATTCGCTCAAGAGATATCAGGGGATAGATTAGAAATCCATTTACATCTCGTAGATCTTTATTGTGCTTAATCTGATACGCTCTTTCCGCACCTGTCCAAATAAATGGCACCTTTTTCCAGCCCTTGTTGGTACTACAAAAAGGATTAATATTTTCATCAATATGTTTAAAAAGGGCACGATCAATAGTCTCTATAGTAGAGGGCATAAAAGAAATTTCTTGCAAAGGTGCAAGCTCAGTTCTTCTTGGGTTCTTTCTTGGGTCATCAAGTGGCATCGAATAGTCCCTCTCGCGAATATGCACAAGTGGCTATGACTTCAAACTTGTGATCAATTTGTCCAAATAATTGTCTTGCCCATGCAACAGTTGTGATCTCGTAAAAATAATCGCCATACAATACAAAATCACCCTCTCTAACATATAGATCTTGATCGTCAGTTAGTCTTCTTTTGTGGAAATAAATTGTAATCGTATTAGCCTTATCAACTCCAACGTGTTCATCGGCTTTTGTTTCCGTACTTTGGTAATCAACAAGCGCATATACTCTTACCGGTGGGAGAAATGATTTTTCTATAGCTTCGCCATATAGATCGTTATAGTTTGTGGTGGTCTGATCTATTGGATAATATACGACCTGTTGTCCAATAACTCGCTCAATAAGCTCGTCGTTTACTTGTTTTACTAAGTTTCTTTCTTTTTTTCCAAAAAATAATGGAGGAGGAGGATTCTTAGGCTGTGACCATTTATTGTTTGCCATCTATCTCCTTCTATCCAATGAAAATGCCTGCTGGGATAATCTGATTGACTCGACTAGTAGACTCAACAATGGTCGCGTCAGATTCAACTAGAGATTGATAAGTAAGCTCATCAAGTACTTCTCTTAGCTCCGTTCTTAATTTATCTTGATCTTCTCGGGCTTCAGTGATTAGTGCTGGACCATTTAGTGTCACCGACTCTCCTGGTATGGGGACAGTGGCAAATTTGGAGCGAACTTGTCCCAATGTCTCTTTTGAAAGAGCGAGTGTAAATCTTCTAATCCATTGTTTACCAATTGAATTAATATTTTCATATGGAATATTGGCAAATGGCAGCGTATTCATATTGTTAACGCCCTCAGTTCCAATTGTTCTATCATAGGTTTGTGACCATGCATCGTCCTCAACTCTAAAATTAACCCAATAATAAGCTGGGGCTTCAAGAACAGATTGTGGAAATATTCTTAAATTATTATTTTTAATTTCATAGGAATAGTGTGAGTTTCTTGTGTATATGGCATCTTCAAACTGCATTGCTTGTGCTTTGTTTTGCCAAACTGGTATTATTTGAAATGTTGAATCGTCTGCATATTGCCCATAGTTTGCCAAATTGCCAACAGTATTCAAGCCGCCATAATAGCCAAAAAAACGCCACATAGCTGATGGTGTTTTATAATATACTTTATCAATAATAACTTTTTTATTTCCGATATTTGCATATGGTACTGGATTTCCCGTTGCAACGTCTTTATTGGCTGCTGAAGCGCTAGCAATTATTTGTTGTAAATCATAATCTTGCCGACTAGCAGTTGCAGCAAAAGAAGCAGAATAAATTGTAGTTGAGCCACCGACGCCAGCGTGGACTGAGACGGCATCCGAAACTCGCTCTGAATATTGAAGAGTAAACTTTGGATATTTTAGGGAAATCTGATCGCCCTTGAGACTTGAGGAAAGCGCCCCTGATTTGAATTCTCCGTCATGGTTAAATGTTCCGGTTGAATTTCCTAAAAGATTTGATAATACATTTTTTGATTGATGCAAATTAACAATATAAGAATATTCTAAACATGCTTCTTCATATGCTGCATAAACACTTCCCGTAGTGAGTTCAATATCAAGAATATCGCCGCCTAACTTTTGATATGTATAAGCTATCTGATCGACTGCACCAGAAACAAAATCGGCAGACGCTGTATATACACCGATTGGGCAATGCGTGGCCACCATGGAAGTAGCTGGATTGTTCCCTGTTGAGCCCGATGCCGGGAGCACAACTGCGCTAAAAGAGCTAGCTGGTGAAAGTTTTGGGATCGCCATTATATATAAGCCTCCTCAACTTAAATAGTTGAACGATAAAAGAAAACCCTCGCCATTTACATGACGAGGGAATTCTTTTTGCGCTATTGTTTATTTTGTTCTATTAAACGAGGTCAACAACAACAACTAGTCCATACATATCAGGACGAACCATCTTCTTACCGTAGCGCGTCATGACTCCCTTGCGGGGCACGAAGTCTTCGGTTCCGAAGATAGTAGGCGTGACTTGTAGTGGAACATATGGAGCATATACATAGCCGCTTTCTAAGAAAGAACCGCCCTTGCGTCCGACGAGAACGACGTTACGCGGGAAGTAGGGGTCTACATAGACATCCCATTTCTTGGAAAGTGCGCCAGTTTTAACAGCACCAACAGTTCCTCTGTCTGCATCACCAGTGACCTGAGCACGGAATCCGGCAGTGAACTCAAGAACATTAGCAACTTCTGGTCCAACGACGATGAAGTTAGCTCCTCCTCTTAAGGTCTTGCGATGGATCTGTGCAGAGACATCATTGATTGTCTCAACAAGAGTCTCATACCACTCAGAAACAGTACCAGTAAAGTCTGGAGTTGCTGTGGTAGCACCTTGCTCCTGACCTGTGAGCCTGTTTACAAAGCGACCAGCCGCACGCGACCAGTAGTATGTACCAGCGGTTGCGCCTTGGACGAGATCATTAAGAATCTCACGGTCAATCTCTAGAGCAATTTGCTCAGAGAGAATTGAAGTAAGTTCAACCTCTGCATCCAAGTTGTGGTAGGCGTTAAGATCTTGTCCCAACTCCGGTGTCCACTTAGCCTTGAGCTTCTTGGTGATCGCGGTAATACTCACAGAGTCAACCTTGATGTCAATCTCGGGAATGACACCAGAGGTCGAACCAACGGCTGCTGCTGCTTGTTCAGCACCCCAAAGCTGCCTACCGATAACAGAGCCAACAACACCACCTGCACCGAAGTCATCAGTCGCTGCAAAGCGGTAGTCTAGCGTATCACTGACGACGGCATGTGAAGCGGACAATTCTGCAATTGTTCGAGTATCAGACGCGGCGAAAAGCAAAAGGTGAGTTTTTGCGTCACCGGGCTTCCACACGCCCTTGTTGGCACCAGATCCTGAGTACTGGGTCAAGCGACGAACATGTTCACCGGGTCGGTATGATGCTGAAACACTGATGAAATCATCGGTATTTAACTGATCAAGACTCGATACGGCGACCCTCTGAATAAGCACGTTGGTTGTTCCAGAAGTGAAGTCTGGGTCGTACCGGCAAAGCCTATCGAAGAGTCCGCCCTCCATTGCTACGCCTGCAAGTGAGGTACCATTGTCTGGAGCCCAGGCGCGACCTTCGCCCACCTTGGATCCACCGCCACCGAACGTTCCAGAAGCAACATTTTGGATTGCAATGCCCAATGCTGAGCCTGTTGGTGAAGAATAACCTTGATTCAAGTTATAAAAGCTATCTTCAGCCGAATCACCGGTCAGTGAAACACCACCAGTAATTTCTGCACCAACCTTGCCGCCACCATACAAAGATTCACCAGATTCGTATCCTAGACGAGTACCAGTATCACTAGATACGGTGAAGTCAAGGAAGAAAATGAGTCCAGTTGGTAAGCTCATTGGTTGTACGCTAACGAGATCGTTAGCGACTAGCCCACCGAATACACGGCGGACAATTGGAAATGCGACGGCAGCAAAGCCTTCAACATCACCAGTAGCCATAGCAGAAGTTTCACGAAGAAGCTCCTTGGCTTGGTTTTCAAGAAGACGAGCCATGCTGTTCTTCTTGCGGTCATTATCAATACCCTCTAAAAGTCCGGTGCGTTCCCACTTGTTTAAGAGTGCAGCACCTTCCTTTGAAAGATTTCTATCGACAATGCCTTCAGTTAGTTTGTTTAAAACGGACATTATTTATTACCTCCTTTAATGCCTGCTAATGCCTTCATCCGATCAAAATGCGGATTTTGGGCACGAACTTCCCTTCTTCGGGGAAGTGTTGGCGACGGTCTTTCCACTGCTTCACGAAGTGATTGTGGAGATTTGCTGTTTCTAGCATCTCCCACTGCGTTTTGAAGAGTTTCATAAATAACCTTCGCTTCTTCAACTGAATCGGCATTTGAAATAGACTCGACAATTCTTTTCTTTTGTCGCTCATTCAAGGAGGTGCTATTTAAAACACGATTAGTATAAAGTAAACGAGCGTTGGAAAGATTAACTTCTTCCAATCGCCCCTTAAGATGTAAAACTGTTTTGTGGAGATTTGACTTCGCTTTGCGAAGAACGTTCAATTGCTCCGTATGTGTATTAAGCTCTTTTCTGGCTTTTTCGAGTGCCTCATGCTCTTCGGCAAGTTCATCGTCTTTTAGGGATGCAAGCTGTGCTTTTTGTCCCTCAAGGTTTCTTGCTGTGGGTGTTGCTCGTCCGCCTGGACCTTGATCGGGAGCGCCGACATCTACCTTCAACTCTTCAGCTAGGGCATCAAGTATGGCTTGATCAAGTTCGATTTCTTCGTCAATCTCCTCTTGACCGGTCCCTTCCTCGATCTCTTCTTCAAGATCTTCTGCAAGTTCTTCGTGAGTTTCTTCAGCAACCGTGGAGCCTTCTTCATCCAGAGCACGCTCTAAAGCTTCAAGATCTAAACGTACCATAATTGGTTCGTCTCCTTCTTCAACGGCATAGGGAACGTCTTTTGAAACAGGACTTTCCTCTTGAGGTTCTTGTCCAAATTCATCTTCGAGCCCTCCCATAAAGTCATCTTCCTGTTCTAAAAGGGACTCAACTGCCACCTTGACTTCGGATGAATATTTTTCAACAATTGCCGCTTCGGCATTTCTAATTGCTGCTTCTTTTAGTGCTTCAGCATCAACTATGGCTTGTTCAAGCAATGTAGACATATATACACTCCATTAAAGATATTTAGTCACAAATAAATAGTGTCTCAAAACTGTAAATGCCCGATTTTATCTTTATTCGCTGCATCGTCTTATCTGTAGAGTCCTGATCCTATAATATCGCACGTAATGCAATTTAAGGCTTCAGTGCCGATGTTATCATTACGGTAGTTCAATCCAGGTATTATCAGGATTAAAATAAATAAGATTTGCCACGGGTGTTCCATAGCCGATAACTCTTACAGTGTCACCTGCTGCTGAAGGTGCTATCCAGTCAATATGCCCAGCGTCTTCCGAGATATAACATGGCTGACCTATGAGATGGTGATCGCTAACAGATGCTGATGCCATATGAAAATATCCTCGTAGAAGTATGCCATCTTGTACCTCGCCACCGAGCGCGATTCCAAGGAGAGCACTGCTGCTTGCTACCAGATCTGCATCGGCAAGACACCAAGCACCATCGTCCTGCATGCAGTATAGATAGCCAGCGACCAGCGCGTTGGCTCCAAGTGGACTTTCTGTTCCAAATGCCACAACCTCGCCACCGCCTGTTCCAAGTTTTAAGGAAGTTGGATTGTGATGAACGTTCATTCCCAGGCTGGCAGAAAAGGGCACTCCGACACCTACAGATCTGAGAACTTCAGCATCCCCGGCTTCCGTGACGGCAAAATTGTTTGACTGAAGCTGGAAAGTATTTGAACCACCATTTGCCGCAAGCGAGATATCGCCGTCAACAGTGAATGTCAAGTCGGCATCAGCAGCACTTTGGTCAGTAGTGGTGACTGTCATCGCTCCATTCGCGCCAACAGAGATTGTCCCATAGTCATTATTGTTTATTGATGACGACATTACGATGTCTGGGCTTCCGGCTGCATCGTCCATTAGAGTTTTAAGACCAATATTATAGTCGCCCCCTGATCCCGAGATATCGATGCCGATATTAATAATGGTGCCATCAGCCTCGGTCGATCCTATATCAATGTCTATGCCCTTCATGTATACTATGGATCCGGCATGATTACTGGCAGCATCGTGCATATCGATATCCAATCCGGTATAGGCAGCGACTGATCCATTTCCCATTGCACCATCTTTATCGAAATCATATGAGATGCCTACTGGTCCAACGGCTGTGGTGGCTGCATCGTTATGGTCAATCGCAATTACTTTTCCGTTGACTAAACTATCATCGGTCGTAATATTAATAATATCTGCATCGATATTAGCAGCTTGAATTGCAAGTGCGATTTGGTCGGTATCGTCGTTATCGATAAGGACGGCTGTTCGACCACCAGTGCTTCCTTGCTCGACCTCCAGTTGAGCAGCGGGGCTGCCCGTACCGATGCCCACGTTCCCGGAGGAACCCTCGACAAAAAGCGAGTTATCTTGGGATCCATCGGATCCAGAAGTATCAACCCGGAAGTCGTGATCCGCGTTTTGCGGGTTGACGTGGGTCTTGCTGGTCCCCCATGCCATGGACTTTACGCCGCCGACAAGATAATCGATGGCATCTCCGCCAGCAGTAAATCTTATATACGTGTTGCTGTCGCCGTTATGTCTTATCAACGCCTGTCCAGGTGTAGCTGAATCGGCCCCGATTCCAATATCACCAGCCACATCGAGTTCATAATCCGGTGTAGAGGTGCCAATGCCGACGTTGCCAGAAACAGCAAGATCGCCACTAGTCTTAATGCTATCTGCAAAAATCTCACCAGATCCCGAAATATTGCTTAGAAATTCTAAAGAACCAAGCCTAAGTGTACTAAGATCGGGGAATGGAACATCATAGGCAGTCCTGTCTGGACCAATCGCCCCGACTTTTCCTAGAACAAAGCTTGCAGAAGACTGATCCCATATTAAAGCTTGATTAACATTTCCACCAAGACCAAAGACAAATCCACGGTCGCCCACAGCACCAGTGTTGGCGCTAGCGGTTCCGAACCCAAGACCAATGATCGGATCTTTTATAATTACATT